AAACCAATCAGGTACAGCAGATTTAACCTTTTGAGGCATATAATCTCTACCTACTTTACCAAGAATATCAATTCCGGGATAGAAAATAAATACATCAACTGCTTTTTTAGCATTTTTAGGTAAAAAAGTATAAGTATTTGGTGTTATATTTTTTCCACTAAGCGTTATTAAATTTGTTTTTTCATTATCTAACTTTTGTGCTGTTGGATCTTTATCTCCCCCTGAATAAGCTATTGATTTTTGTACAGCTGAATTTTTAGTAAGTGCAGTTATATTACTACCACCTGTACTTATTTTTTGTACTGGGGCACTAACTGCATTAGGTAAATTTAAGCTTTGTCCGGATATAGAAGTTACCCATTTATTACCTTCAATAGTATTTTCTATTTTTCTAACTATAAATCCTAATTTTGTTGTATTAGGATCATTTTTTGTTTGGTATGATATAGGTAGACGTGCCGGAGGTATTATAAAAGTCTGGTTAACTAAAATTCCAGAAATACCATCCATTTTAAGACTAAATTCTAAAGGAATCATAGCTGATGCTTCTGATTCTTCATCATTTGCCTGAATGGTTTTTAATTTTTCACTAAGAGTACCTCTGCATGCTTCTACGTCTTCAGCATTATATCTAAAACTACAATATATACCATAAAGATGTTTAGATAATTGTTGATCAGGAGTATCTTGCTTTTCACCTTCTTCATCACCCCCCTCAGTTGTAGCGGGATCTGCGGGTTGTGCTTTTTCAGTTTCATTTCCTTTACTTGGACTATCTCCATCTTCTGCCCCACTATCTACTACTGATGGTTTTAGTCTATCTGAAACATATTCATTCCATTTTGCCACAGCACTGGCATTGGTAGCTGCTTGTTTTTTATTAGTAGAACTAGATGCTTGTGCTGCTATGACTAACATAGATGCTAACTTAGGTGTTATTTTAGATGTTAAACTATAATTTTGTACTAACGAAGATAATCCTAATACATCTATAGCATATGGTTGAGGCTGTCCGCGACCATCGTCTAAACGTTGTTCATCCATTATTCTAATACAATACGAATCATCTTCAAAAGCTACTCTAAATAAATTAACACCACCCATAGCATTATTAACATCATTTAAAATATCAGTTAATAATTTATCTATTTTAACTTCTTTTTTAACATCATCCCCAGCTAAAGTATCTATTTTATTAACAAGATATTCTATATTCATAAGAATATGCATTGGATAACCTACTGTTTTTTCTTTGTAAAATCCTAATTTTGCTTCTTCAATAAATTTACTTAATAAATCTGATCCGGCATCATACTTAGATCCAGCTTTAGAATCAAGGGTATTTAAAACGTTAGGTAATAATTGTTCTCCGGTTGGTGATTTTAATCCACCAAATAAAACATCATTAATTTTATTTCCTGCAGCATTATTAACTAAACATATAGAAGGGTCAATAGAAACTGAGTAGTCTCTAGCATAACAAAAATTTGTTTTATCATTAAAATCAAGATAAATAAATGGTCTTGTTTTTTTACCTTTTGTATCACCCGCTTCTGAATTATACAGCATAGATGCTGATTGAAGAATAGCTAAAAAGTATCCTAAAGGGATATATACACTAGGTAATTGATCTTTTGTAGTAGCATCTTTAGTTGAATTTTCTTGTTTAGGTGATTTTAAATAAGCAATTACAAAACGGCTAAATAATGTAGGAGATATATTATCAACTTTACTTGCATCTTCAGGATGATTTATTAACCAAGAATTATTACCCTTTACTGCTAAAGGATCACCTCCTAAAGTATCCCCTGATATTTGTAAAAATTTATATGTTTTATTTTGACTAAATATATTACCTGCTACTACTGCATCTGTTGAACCAGCAATAGACAATGAATTTTCAGTATTTTTATACCCAGTACTAAATCCTAAAGTTAAAAATCCTTTCCATGTAGCTTCCCACCACCCAGGAATATGAAGTTTATTTTCAACTTGACTATTAGTTAATGCTGCTTCATATATTTCAAAAAGATGTTTATGTAATTGAGAATTATTTCTTGATGCGATAACACCAGGAAGTTGATCTTTTGCTGATGATTGGATACCAATTGCTATTTTTTGTTCTATAGATAAATCATTATATCCCTCTGGTGGTTGTGGAGGAGTTGCTGGTTCTTCTGATTGGTATGTTGCTTTGTCTAAAAAATCTTTATATATTTGAAGTTTAGAAGGGGATGCTAATGGTTTTATTGTTGATGATGAGTAGTTAATAGTTAATGATTCTACTACAGAACCAGGTCCTATAATTTTTAAATCAATATCATAACTACCATCAGGATTAGCAGTCCAAGAGTAATTGGTTACTGTTCCAAATAATGCATCGTAATTACCACAAGTTTCTTTTTGTAATTTAGCAAGTTGTTGGGCTAAACTTTCTTTTGATTTAATAGAAAAAACCGGAAGAGATTTTGGTTGAGTTTTAAGAACACCATCATTATCAATATAAGGAATATGTCCAAATTCAATGAATATAGAATACCCTAAATGACAATATAAGGTTTCAATAATATTAAATTGTTCAATATCAAATGCTTTAATTTTAAGATTTGCTGTTTTTAAAGCACCATAAGGACCATCACATGTAATACTAAATGATGTTACACCCGGCATTGGTTTAAAACCTAAATCATGTAATGGATCAGAAGGATTATATCCAACACCGTATGCTTTATCGGGACCAACTCCTGATCTTAAAACTGAGCCATTGTTTAATTTAGCATCAGCATAAATAACACCACCTAACAAAACATATTTTTTTGCTAAATCGGGGCCCGAACCATAGGCTTTAGCTAACGGACCTCCCTCCGCTCCTGGTTTAATATCAATGTTAGAAGTAACTCTTAACCATCCACTTCTATTAGTAAGCCATAGTAAGTCAGAATTTGTTCTTTCATTAGCAACATTTCCGTTATTACTTAATATTTTTTGTCTTGCCTCAAGTTGCTTTATAACAACGTCATTAAATTTTTTTCCTATAATGTTTGTCCAGTTTGCTGGACCTCCTGCTGATGCCATATTATGATGTTATTACTGAATTATTTTCGTTGTATTCTGCTAAGGCTAAACTTAAGTTACCGGGTACTCTTATTTGTGTTCCTTCTCCAGGAAATAAAGAGTCTCCTTCTAAGTTATTAGCTGCGGCAATAATCCACCAATAAGTAGAATCACCATAAAAATCTTGTGCTATTAAATCTAATCGATCTGTGCTTTTAGTAATTATATAATTATCCTGTGCTGTAACCGTGATATTTGGATAATAAGTTGGACGGTAATATTGAGTCCCTACCGGGCGAGCCGATTTAGATTTATCGTTACTTATTGTTGTTTTTTCTATTGGTATTGTTAAATATCTATCTGACATAAATTATACTATTGCAGCTACTTCTCCTAAGAATTTATTATCCTTACTAGCTGGGGTTATTAATGGTACGCCTGCTCCTCTTCTTGGCAATATACTCATAATAGGTGTGAAAGCCAAATTTATTTTTAACATTTGAGGTAATTCATACATCCCAGCATCAGCAGTATTACCCTCAGGTTGATTCATTGCTATTTCCCAAGCAACCTCATCAGGAATAGTAATGTTAACACTTTTTAAAATACCAGGTGTTCTGTATAAATAATCTCCTACAGTTAATAAGGTAATATTACCTCTCATTAGTCCAGAACCATTATAATCTGGATAACATAATGAAGCTAAATAATTAGCTTTTTGATAAATACGTTTCATTTCTGGTCTTGAAAGGGCAGGTAATGTAAAACTTAAATTTACTTCTCTTGTAAAACCTTGATAAGTATAAAATTGATCACCTCTACCAGTATATGTAGTACTATTCCAGTTTGCTCCGTGATTATCAGTAAACCCGTTTATATATGAACGAAAATATATTTTTGTAGTTTGAGTTGGAGCATTGTTATCTACAGCTTCAACTACAAATTTTACTAAATCTCTAAAATTATCTTTTTTTAAACCCTCAGTACTTGACGCCTGGATAGGAGTCATTGTTACTTTATCCTGTGTTTCTGAATTAGTATTACTTGGATTTGATCTATCAAAATTAGTCATTCCTGAATTGGCATAACCAATTCTGCCTTGCATGTTTACACTTTTACTTCTGTAATCATATCCATACAACGAGTTTCCCCCAATTCTATTACTAATTAATACTTGTCTAAAATCTTGAGGCATTTGTCCTCTATTATTTTTAGCAATATCTCCTCTTGATTTAATTAAATCATAAGTAAAAGTAAGACCTGATTGGTTTTGAAAGAAAGTAGAATTAGCATTATCTAATATATCTTTACTTCGAGTTGCCTGAAGTGGAGGATTAGTAACAGTTTGATATAATTTATAAGCTGTTTCGGCTTTTCCTGGTTCTACTGTTATTTCTGCTTTTGCAGGACGAACATATGAACCACTATAAGTTATAGGATATGGAGTACTTTCGTAGTTATTTTTTGTAACTGTTTTTTGTTGAGCAGATGCTATAAAATTTGATCCATTTGCTTCAATTCCACTTACTATTTGTATTTTAGATTCAGATACAAATATCGATTGAGCACCAGTATATTTTGAATAATTAAGTACTGGTTTTGAACCAGTTATTAAATGAAAATTAGTTGGGTATTTGTTCTTAGAAAAATTATTTATTATAGTACTTGATTGTTGTCCTATATTATTTAAAGAAGCACTACCTTGAGCATCTACATAGCCTAAATTAAATATATCTCCACTTTGAGACATATAAGCATTAGATGCTGTTATAAAACTTTTATAGTTTAAAATTTGAGCAGGTGCAGGTCTAGTTCCATATAAATAAGGATATGCACTAATTGAAGCAGATGCTGGTGTTGTAGATTCAAATCTAGGAATAATGGTCTCTCCTATACCATATGTAGTTTCGGGTCCATTACTGTATTTAAATAAATTAAGTGATGATTTATCATCAATACCTAATTTTTTAACTATTAAAGGATCTATTTGAGTAGTTCCTGGTTTGATTTTTGTTGAATATAAAGTTAATAATCTATTAGATTTACCACTATTAGTTATTACTTGTTGTCCAACAACATAAGCATATTTTAATTGATTTGGAGTATTGGGAACAAGGCCTGGTCTATCCCAATGTATTCCACTACCTTGAACTCCTACTTGAGCTAAAGTATTTGTAGGTACATAAACTTGTGTATATGGAGTACCACCTAAAACATCACCTACTTCTGTTCTAGGATTTGATAGTTGAAGACCTATTTGTTTTGCAATGAAAAAAGGCCCACGTTGTAAATCACCAAAAAACTTTGTTATACGTAAAGTATCAGTTACGGCATCCGTAGCTGCTTTAGCACCTCCTCTAATAGGAAAATCAATACTGTATTTTCCCGCGGCGATAGCTAATTGTGCTGCAGCGCCATCGTTTTGAGGTAAGTATGTTTTAATATAAGGAAGCCCACTATTGCCGCCCCCAGGACGGTCATTACCAAACTTTAGGTTTGTTAAATCTGATTTTAAATCTATTAAGGGCATTCACGTGTTATTGTGGTTTTTTATCCAAATATTTTTCTGGGTTTGCTACACCTAAATCTAACTGAGATTTTGCTAAATCTGTTACAGTTTGGTTAGTTGAAGTTGGTAAAGCAGTAGGTGAAGTTTCAGGAGTTTTACCGCCTAAACTTAACGCTGATGTTTTTACTTGATCTATAATTGCCATAGTTTTATTGTTTTATATAAATATTCTATTATCCTGTTTTTCGAGTAGTTATAGCCATAGGGCCTTGTAGTTTTTGAGCCATTTCTTTACCATCTAAGTATACACTTGTTGGGCGATCCATAAGTCCTTTAACTGCTGCGGTAACTTCATTTATTGCGTTTATCATTGGTGTTAAGTCAATTGTAGGTGTTGCTGTTTTACCTTCACTCTTTCCACCACCTTTACCACCTAAATTAGTACCAGCAATAACTGTATCTTTATTATTTAATGCTATTGCACCTTCTGGAGCCATTAATGTTCTTTTACCATATCCGGGTGATACAACGTCATTACCTTTACTCATCAATTTCATACCTAAAGCAACAGTAGTTGCTGCTGCTGCTATACCTAATCCCCATCCTACAACAGGGATAGATGATAATGATTTTACAGCACCCATAGCAGCTTCACCAATACTTTTAAAGAAATCTTTAATGGTTACAGCTAATCCTTTTTTCTTAATACTTAAACTTATTTGTTCATATACAGTTTGGATTTTTTCCCACATTGCCTTTCCCTTTTCAATAGCTAAAGTTTTAACTCCTATTAAAAATTCTTTTGTTTTTTGTAATAACCCTTTTTTTCCAACTACATTTTGTTTTTCTTGAACTGCTAAATCAGATTGATCTGTTACAAGTTGTTCTTTACTAGTTAATGCTTTCCACTTTTGCACACCCCACTCTTTAAGAGCTATCGCATATGCTCTAGTTTTAGTCATAAGACTTTGACCTTCTAAATCTTTACTTAATGTTTTAAAAGAAATTTTATTTTTTTCTCTTGCTAATTCTATAGCCATCTGTGCCATCTCTTTATCTCCTAAAAGTGCATCTTTTACTTTTAAGAAATTTTCTTTAATAGCAAATCCTAATTTTTTACCTTGTAGTGCAGCAGTTATAGTTTCTGCTAATTGGATTCCCTTAGCTGCAGCCCAAATAGTTCCAAATATACCTCCTATTATCATAAGAGGAGTTTTTAATTTAGATATAACACCAAATACTTTATTAATTATACCTAATGCTCCTGCTAATCCATCTAATAAAGTTCCAATAGGACCTCCTACTATACTAGCTAAAATATCTTTAAATTTATCAGCAGCAGCAGCTAATTTTTCTTGAGTTGCTACTTGCTGTTTAGCCATATCAACACTTTTTCCTTCCATTACTGCTTTTTCAATAGCATCGGCTTGATCCCCCTTACCATCTTTTCTTAATTTTTCTATTTCTGCTCGTTGTGCACCTGTTAACTTTGATAATTTTTCTTGTTTAGTTAAAGTATTAGCTAATTCATCTGAGGACATACCCATGGTTTTAGCTAAGGCATCTTGTTGAATACGGTTTAATTTTGTAAATCCAGCTATACCACCAACGTTAGCTAACATTTCTTTAGCGGCACCAGCAGTATCACCCATCATAGCAAGATATCTTGCTTGATTAAGGTTAATATCTTTACCTATTAAAGCTTCTGCTTCATATTCATTTTGTAATGATGATTCAATATCAAGTAAAGCATCTGTTGCTTGTTTAGTTTGGTTTAAGGTCATACCTAACTTCTGAGCTTGAATAACTGCTTTACCAATTAATACAGGATCATTTTTATAAAAGGCAGCTAATTGACCTTCTGTTTTAGCTACTTCCTGTAATATTTTTTTATTACTAAGTAAGCCTGTATTTTGAGAAGTTATTCCTTTAACAATATCATTTTGACTTTTACCTGTTAATATAGCATAATCAGAAATTTTAGCTGCTTCTTCTCCGGACATACCCATTTTTGTAGTTAAGTCAATTTGACCTTGTACTAAATCTTGAGTAAACATAGCGCTAGTACCTAAATCGTCATTCATTTGACCCATAGCAGCTGTAATATTCTTGCTATTAAGGAAAACGTTATTAGTACCTACAGACATTTGTTCTACAGCATGAGTCATTTCTCGAGCATTTTCACCTGCTAAACCATATTCTTTTCCTAACTCAGCTGCTTGTTTATTAAAATGTAAACCTAATTCAATAAGTTCTTTAGTTACAGCTACCATTATAAGTAACTTTCCAAGTGGATCTGCTAAAAATTGTCCTATACCTGAAAATACACCTTTAATACCAGTACCTACTACTTTCCATTGAGAACCTGATTTTGCTGATTCTCTTAATTTATCATTTATGCCGTCAAAATATTTACTGTCAACTCCTATTTTTTCAAGAAAACCAGTTATACCTTTAAAGGCATGACCTGTTACACCAAGTGCTTTTGAAACTTTTTCTTCTTCTTTTACTTCATCAGCAGTTAATTTAACTATTTGATTTAAATAACCGGCTTGATCTGATAGAGCTTTAGAAACTTCATCTTGATATTGTAAATTTTTTCTTAATTCTTCAGATTCTGCTTTGGTTATTGTTCCAAGTTTTTGTTTCTTTTTAAGTTCTGATTCTTGAGTTTTTGCTATTTGCAAATTTGTAACTAACGAATCTTTTTCTTTATTAATTTTTGTTTGAATGTCCTTTAATTCTTTAACACTAAGAATATTTTCATTACTTTTATGTTGTTGAACTTTTCTTGAAAGATCTTCTAATTTATTAAAATTACGAGTTAATAAAGTAGAAGCTTTAACACTTCCATTAATATCATCTACTACATTTTTAAGAGTATCAGCTATATTACCAAATGCATTCTTTAAATCATCAACTTCATCTTGCATGAATTTTACTTGCTTAGTAGCATCTGCAAGACTATTACCAAACTTTGCTGCTAAAGCATTAACATCACCGAAACCCTCTCCACCTAAACGTTTAATTTCTGCGTTTAGTTCTTTCATTCGCTGTTGAGCTTCCTGTATGGATTTCGCGGTGTCTTGTGCTGGATTATCTGCCATTTATTATCAATATGATGGATATAAATATTAAGGCACCTAGGGATTAGGTGCCTTATTTGTTGTAGTATATGTTGATTTTGGTGCTATATTTGGACGAGCTATTTCAGTTTTTGATGAAGTTTGATTAGTTAACATATTTTGTTGTACTTCTGCTTGTTCAGCTTGTTCATCATAATATTCTTTTATCAAATTAAATGTGAACGTTCTTAACCAAATGGGCATATTATATATTGTATGCCAATCATATCCACCATGTCCGTGAAATATTATTTCATGTATTTGTCTAAATAGGGAAAGTCTATATTCCGGCGTCAGGCCAAAAAAAGCTAACTCCTATTTCAATATCAACGCCCTCCAATACGTCGCCATCTGAATCAACATTAGCAGTCATATTAACATCAGGAACTACTTCCTTATAATATTGTCTAAATGCTCTTAAGTCTTTAGCTAAAAAAGCAGTATCAACAAATTCACGAATTGTTTTTTTATCATTATCTCCATTTACTGAGGTAATAATATATTTCATTCTTGTTGAAATATTTGCTGATGAATTTGGATTAACTTTTAATAAACCTTTAACTTCACGATCAATAGCTGTTTCATCACCATGAGTTAATGCTTTAAAAGTAACTAAAGTTTTAGTGTGTGGAAGGGTATATTCAAATGAATTAGTACCTTTTTTAATTAAATCTTCTCTTAATGGTTTATTTTCTAAACTTGATAAATCTACACTTACTTTTCTTCCATTGTATGTAAACTCATAGTCAGCACCATAACCTAAGATACGTGCTGCAATTAATATTGCATTTTTATCTCCAATAGTTAAGTCTGAAAAGTTAATTTTAGTAACAATCAATGATTGAAGTAATTTATCAATTACTGTTCCTTGAGAAATATAGTTTTGGTTAGATAAAATATCTTCTTCCTTAGCGGTCATATATTTTATTTCTAATTTTCCCTGTGACAATGGATTTTCTTCTGGGTATAAATAACCTTTAGAAGGTAATTCAACTGTTTCTGTTGGGAGTTGTAGTTTAGCTGTTTCTGTAGAACCAGCGCTTGTAACATAGTTTTGTTCCATAAATTTATAACGTTGTTTGATATAAATATATATAATATAAAGAAAGCAAGAAGAAGGCGTTAGATTTCTCTAACGCCAATTCTTTATTATCTACTGTTATTATTAGAAATTTAATATGCAGTAATCCATAGCAAGTGTTACTGATAAACTGATCGCAGCATCTGCTGTCCAATCGTATTCACCAAACGTTGCTGTTTTAACGTAAGCACCTTTAATAATCCATTCAGAAACGATATCGCCTACTGGACCTAAGATGTCTAATGTTAAATCTTTCTTATAAAAATCAGAATAACCATCACGGCCTGTTACTGATTCGTGTGCTAAACGAGCCCATTCCATTACTGCTTGAGCACCAGAAGGAACTACAGGATCGTAAAGTTCTAAGGTCATATCGTTCCAACGAACTTTACCTTTTACTTTACGGTAAACGTTCATATGGTCTAATATGATTTCTCCAGCTTCAAATCCAGGAGCAGAAGCCTTTTTAATTAAATAAGAAGGGATACCATCCACATATAATATAAAGCGATTCTGAACTTTGGGTTCGAATGCTGTGAACATGATTTCGTTCGGGTTTAATACTGCCATTTTACTCTGTTATTTAATATAAATATTGTTAATTTATTTTCTTACGCAAACTGAACACCAGTTGGAGTAATGTTGAAATCTAAGATGATAAATTCAGCTGTTTTAGTTGGTTGTAAATAAATCGCACCAATTAATTGATTTCTATCAATTGTTTCAGCTGTGTTATTTGATTCATCCATTACTACTTTATAAGCATATAAACCTTGTTTTTGTTGTACATTTTCTAAGTACGGGTTAACTTGGTTTAAGAACTTATTTCTTGTTGTTGCTGTATTTTGTTCGAATACTAAATTATCAGCAATGTTACCAATGTATCTCTTTAAAGTGATTAATAAACGACGAACGTTTACACGGTCAAGAGCTGAAGCTTTAGTTTGTAAAGTCTTTTGACCAAATGCTACAACACCTTGTCCAGGGAAAGTAGCTAATGGGTTAACTTTATTGATATATAAGTTATCACGATCTGAAGGTGATAATTTTCTTTCTGCTTGAATTACACCGCTTAATCCACCACGATTAAAACCTGCAGGTGCAAACCATGTTTCTGCTACTTTATCGTTGTAAGCATAAACACCACACATTACTGTAGAAGCAGGAACAAATACTAATTTACCAGTTTCTTGAGACAATACTTGAACCCAAGGCCAATAAGTAGCACCATATGATGAATCGTAGCTGTTTGCTGATGAATCAACTGCTGAAATTGGAGCACCGTAGTTTACCATATCAACAATTGCCATTGTATCACCTCTATTTTCACAATTAGCCATTAATGTACTTAATACACCAGGTCCGTTTTGAGCGGTAACACCTGGTAAAGCAATCCATGAGTAATCATATTCATCAGGATTTGCAAGTACACCTACTGCTTGAGTATAATCGCTACTTGATAAACCTTGAATATTAACAGTATCAATTTGGTTAAACATTTTTAGTCCTAATGAAGCACCACTACCATTACCAAATAATGGACCTGTAGCGCCACCAAATGCACCACCTTCAGAACCAGAACCTACTACAGGTAAAGATGCTGTGTATGCAGGATTAAATGCACCGTTATTTAATAAATAGTTTGGAGTTGGATTTGGTACGTTTGAAACACGTACGTATCTACTTTGGTTAACATAAGAACCAGTAACTTGTAATACTAAATTACCATCAACATCAGTAACTAAATTCTTAGTTTGGTTACCAATTACGTATTCAATATAGTTTGCAGAGTTAGGATCTAATGAAAGATTTAACCAAGTTTCAACTACTAATTGTTGATTTTGAGTATCATTACCTTGACGTAAAATTAAGTTAAATGTACCTGAACCTGTGTTTACGTTAGTAACGCTCCAACGAATGTTATTTGTTGAACCACTAGATAATGCTTGACCTGGTAATATTGTACCAGCGTTATTCATGATAACACCATCAGAAAGTGTTTCAAGAACGAATGATGATGATAATGGATTTCCACCTATTGTAGGTACAAGAGATGAAGTTGCAGGTGTGTATCCGGCAGTTGAGCCTGATACTACTCTTGTTACTAATAATGATTGGCCACCTTGTTGGAAGTAGTTATATGCAGCAATTGAGGTTAAGTACTCAAGAGTCACACCACCACTAATGAACGATGTTCCAAATTTATTTTTGTAATCAGAATATGAAGTTACCAATGATGGTACTTGTACTGGGCCTTTAACTGTAGGGCCAATAATAGCAGCACCAACAGTAACAGGACCTGCAGATACCTGTGATTGATCATTTTCGCGGGTCAATACGCCAGGAGATAATAAAGTTTCAGCCATGTTTTAATAGTATTTTATCAACGATAAATATATGAAAACTGGTTAAAACTAAGCAGTAATAGCTTCTAATACGCCTGTTTTTAAATCAATTTTATTATCCCCGTATTTTTCAGATATACGTTGAGATAATTCATATTCGCCCTGTACAACTTGACTAAATTGAAGTTCTAATGTTTGTTTTTGTGCATCTAAACGCAATTTTTCATATTCAAGTTCGCCTAAAGCAAATATTAAATTTTGCTTAGCTTGCTGAAGATCTTTAAGTTCTTTTAATTCTTCTTCAGTAATTGTTGTTGGTTTTTCTTGTATAATTCCCATAATTAAAATTCTTTATTTCTCATAAATGAAACAATAATATATCTTTTACCACTTAAAACTGGGCGAGCGCCATGTTTATGGGTAATATTTCCTGGATGGACACTTACATATCCTTGTGGAGGTCTAGATAATTTTTTCTGGCGCCAAAACCATGTACCTCCACCAGTATAATCTTCATCTTTTTCAGATAAATTTACTAATGCGGTAATATGTGAATGGTCATGATGGATACTTAAATGTCCTTGAGTATCGGGTGTATAACGCGCTAAAAAGTTTTCAGCTACTAATTGGTCCCAACCTTTACCTTCTAATCCAAATTTGTGTATTGCCATAGGCATAACAAATTCCCAAAGTAAATCATAATAAATTTTATCAAATCCAATTTCAGTTAATACGAAATCAGTTGTAGGGTAAAATTCATGACGAGCAAAAGTCCATACCTGGGCATGTTCTGCTTCTTCAATTATCATTTTACAAAATTCTTTGGTAAACAAAGGATAGACAAACGCGCCATCAAGCTCTTCATCAACAAATAAATCCCATTCCTTTTTAACTAATCCAGGTACTAAAAATTTTCTATGCCATGTTGCTGTATCATCCCAGTATTGATATAATTCTGGATGTAGTGGGGTATATTCTTTATCCATAATTTTTATTGTAAATTTAGGTGTTTTTATTGGTGTTAAATGTATATTTTCTGTTTGTGATTTATTATCTTTTTGTACAATATATTCTATTGTAGTAGCAAAGGCGTTTAATTTACGATTATTGTGTTTATTCAATAAATTAATTATATCTGTTCTAAAATGGGTATCATATAATGTAGGTAAAAATTCATCTGTTGGAATTAAATTTTCTTCTAATTTTTTGCTAATCAATATATCAACTCCATTTTTACTCAAAGCATAAGCGTGAGCATTATATGAAAATAAAGGGCGAACGAAGTAAGCATTATAATTTTGTTCAGGTAAATTTCTTATTAAATTTCTACCTAAATGAATTAAGTCCCAATTGTGTAATGATTGAATTATGTTCTGATTAAAAGGTTGAGTTAATGAAAAATCTTCTTCTAATATTAATACAGAATCAAATTTATTTTCATAAGCATCTTTCCAACATTTTATATGAGATAAAACACATCCTATTTCTCCAGGAGTAATATCTCGCTGGTGGAATTTAGATTCGTCATTAAATTTCTTATCAATTCTATTTTGTTCAAATTCATCTCCTATTTTCCATCCACTCCAAGGTTTAAAATCAAAACCAGGGTTTGGGTTTCTTCCATCAATTCCATCTATAAAAGCTACTGATTCATATTCAATATTACTTTCATCCAGGCGATTAAGAGCATTTTGCTTATATTCATCTGTTTTATCAAGTGAAATAATATAAACGCAATCAAAACTATAACAACTATTAACTAAATATTTCCATAATTTACCTATAACATCTATTTTAAATATAGAGGCATGTACTTTATTACGCGTTAATCTATCATTATTAGTTATAAAATCTATTACCTTAATTTTATCAAGATAATATCCTAATTCTTCTCCTGGGTGTTTAATAAATTCAGCCTCAGGGATTATTTCTGGAAGCGCGCCTATGGGGGATGTTATTATTTTACATCCTGCTAACTGTGCTTCAATAGCGGTTATACAAAATGTTTCCTCGTATTGTGTTGGATAAAACCAATATTCTGATTTGCTATATTCTCGGCGGAGTGTTTTAGCATCAACGTTACCAATAAATTGAACGTCCTTTAAATTTAGTTTCTTATACGTTTGATTAAATACATCTAAACCATATTTGGGACAAAATACTTTTAATGTAGCATTCGGTTTTATATCTTTAATGTAATACCAAAGTTCAAGTAAAGTATCTAATCCGCGCTCAGGATGTGATGAATATATAAATGAATCTTTTATTTTCTCTTCATCATCAAAATTAGTTATATCAACACTATTATAAATTATTTTAATTTTATCTAGTGGATAATTATATTTTTCTGCTGTATTTTTCTTATGCCACTCAGAAACACATATTATACCTGATAATTTTAGTAATAAGTCTCTACCTTCATTAGGTAAAGTTTCTCCTTTATAATAGGGATAATATTCTGTATTATGTAACCAAAGATAGGTTTTATTGTAATCTACTTTATTTTCTAAATCAAGTAAAAAATGAATATAACCTACACCAATTACAACGTCATATTTTCTTTTAGTTTTCCAAAGTAATTCTCTATTAATATATTCTACCCCATCAACAGACATTTCAGCAACGTCTCCGGTTACATAGACATTAAATTCTTTAGCTAAATACTTTACAGTATTGAGTAGTACTTGTTCAGTCCCACCAAGTTCTCTATCTATTGGTGAAAACAAATCAGCATGGTAGCCTACGTGAAATAAAACATTTAATTTCATACTATTTGTAACTATCGCCTCCAACCCA